AACTCCAGCATGGCAGCGTAAAGCTGGTAAATCTAAATCTGGTGGACTTAATGCTAAAGGTAGAGCTAGTTATAATAGAGCTACTGGTGGCAATCTAAAAGCACCAGTTACTACTAAACCAAGTAAGTTAAAAAAAGGTAGTAAGGCAGCTAACAGACGTAAATCATTCTGTGCAAGGATGTTAGGTATGAAGAAAAGACTTACTTCTGCCAAGACCGCAAGAGATCCTAATTCAAGAATTAATAAAGCTCTTAGAAAATGGAACTGCTAAGTGGCAAAAAAATTATGGAAGAAAACTAACATCTTAACTGATGTTGGTAAGTGTAAGTATTGCTCAGGCAATATTGTCAATACAGATTCATTTGTAAGTTTCTATCCCAAAGGTCATGCACACTATCAATGTATGAGGGATGATGACCACAAAAAACAATTTAATAAGGAGAAATAAAACTATGGCAAAAAGAGGATTATACGCAAACATTCATGCAAAGCGTAAAAGAATTAAAGCTGGTAGCGGTGAACGAATGAGAAAAGTAGGTGCTAAAGGAGCTCCAACTGCTGCTAACTTTAAGGCAGCTGCTAAGACAGCTAAGAAACCAAAAAAGAAAAAAAGAGGTAAATAATGGCAAGTACGTTTTTAAAAAAAAATTTTAGTTCTTTAAACATGACAGAAGAAGAAAAGAAAAAAGCTATGGCAGATGCTGCTGCTAAGCAAGCTGCTAACACAATGAGAAAAAGTATGCCAGCTGCTGCTGGAGAATTAGAGATAGCATTTATAGATCAAGCAATAAATAGTGATGTTGCAAAAATTAAAAAATTATTAGAAGAAGAAAATAAATAACAGAATAGGTTAGACTACTTATTTAGAAGTCTTTGTTTTAGTGTTCACTAAAGGGTTAGGGAGGGTACAGAATCATTTGGTGCATGGTATAGAAAGTTTGCATTAAGTTATCATTATGTTAAAGTGAGTCTTAATTAACTTAATAGTTGTTATGCTAAACTATACTTTAACTATACCAGGTACTAAAAAGTTATTAAGAAATAAGGATAAAACTTGTTATAGTTTTGATTACAAATCAATTGCTCTACCAGCTGAGCTACAAGGGCATTTAGAAAAAGCTTATATATATAGCCGAATTGAATCGCAAGATTCTTTTCGGCTTTTTTTTTATGCCTATTTTTTGGCAAGAATCTTTGTGTTCTATACCAAAACTATACCACAGCTTGCTATACCTTTTTTATACCACAGCTTATTAGCCAGTAAAAATAAGGGTAATTTACCAATTGATTATGCTTGTAACATTGTTAGCGGTATAGTATAACACTATTATAACTTAATAAATATAGGAGAGAAAAATGAAAAAAAAATGGGCAATCATGGGTTATAGTTTAAATAGAAAAGATTTGTTAAATTATGATTCAAATAACTTACCATACAGTAAAACTTTATCGGATTTATTAAATAACGATTTATATAAAGATCCAGTTGAAGATAAAAAATTTCGTTATTTAAAACCGCTACAAACTCATATTATATCTGAAAATTATGAGGATTTAGATTTTACGCAAAAAGATGAAGTTTTAAAATGGGCTAAAGAAAATAGTAAATTGTGTAATTATTTTGCGATTAATGAAATTAAAAATGATGATTGGTTTTTTAATTTCAATTCACAATTTTACTCAGGTGCTAGTTATACTCATGAATACAATGGAGAAAAAGTTAAAGAGAAACTTCCAATTGATGAGCTAGAGGAATGTCAAAAAGAAAATGAGTTAAACTATTATGGAGGGAGAGCATAATGACATTTGTTTTTAAGCACCCAAGTAAATACAAAAAAGAAAAAGCAATCACATCTGATTTGTTTGCAATTGAAGAATGTCCAAACTGTGATGGATCAGGTCAAGTATCTGTTCAAGGTAAAGAGCATGAAGAAAGAACAGAAGATTGCGATATTTGTAATAACGAAAATTAGTAGAGGAGAAAGAAAATGAGTCTATCAATAAGATCAGTAAGTAAAAGAGTAAATGGTAAAACAAAAAGGTTATGGCGTTGGGCATACTTTGGTGTAGATGGTAAGCCTAAATTTATAACTGGTAAAACTAAGAGTGTTGTAGAAGTTCTAGCTAAAAAGAAAGTAGATGAGATAGGTTTAGAAAAAACATCATCATCGCAAATCTTTTTATCTGAAGCTTGGCAGCAATATTACAGAAGTCTTAACCAAAGAAAGCTAGACTTTAACGATGGTAAAAATGTTAAGGCTATTAGTCAGAACACAATTGATGAGTACACTAGCCAATACCTAAATCACATCATTGCTAGACTAGGTAATATTGATTTAAGATTATTAACCGACTCTGTGCTTAATGATTTTGTATCTTATCTAATTAATAATACTAATTTAGATAATGGTACTAGAAGAAAAATCTTTAATGTTTTGACTAACATTGTGCAGCACCAGGTCAATCCACCACAATCTAAATTGGCTAAAAACGTATGTAAGGACAAAGATTACATGGTTTCTGTGCAAGTAGTTAAAAGCAAAAAGAAGCCTGTAATAGACTTCAATACTTGGTCGTTAGATATGGTATCTAATCTTGTTAGCGATATAAGTAATACTCAGGTTAAGTTAATCACTGAGATCATGTTACAAACTGCTTGCAGACCAAGTGAGGCTAGAGCTTTAAATAGGAATAGTTTTAAGTTCCATTTAAACATACCTACTATTCTATTTGATAAGGCAGTTAAAAAAGGCAAGGTAGTAGGTGGCACTAAAACAGATAGTGGTGTTAGAACTCTTACTATTTCTACTAACCTAAAAGACCGAATACAGGATTATATTAATAAGCTTCCAGTAGATCAGGATTACTTGTTTCTTAATAGTAAGGGTAGATTTATATGCGTAGAACAGCTTATAAGCCACCTGGACAAGGCTCTAGCTAAGAATAGGGTGCAACTACCCATCAAAAGAAAATCGTACTTCTTTAGGCATTATACAGCTACCTACTGGGCATATACCAAAAAGCATAAAGGTAATGCTTTGGACTTGGCTAGGGATCTTGGTGATAAGGATATTAACTTTGTTAATGAGAATTACATCAAGCCATTTAAACAAAACGATAATTCTGTAGAGGACTTGGATTATCAAAACAAACACTTTAATTAAACAAGGAGAGAGATATGATTATAGATAAAAATGTACCATTACCAAAACAAAAAATTAATAAAGATTATTTAGAAACTGCTGAAAAAATGGAAATTGGAGATAGTGTTTTTTTTAAAGATGCAGATTGTAAAATAAATTCTAAAGGACAATATTATTCAGATGTCGCTAGACCACAAAGTCAAGCAGAAGCATTTAAAAAATATATGTTTAAACTTTATGGTAAAGGTTGTTGTAAAGGTAAAACTGAAATGCACAAAATAAACGATGGTGAATTAGATGGTTTTGGTTATAGAGTTTGGAGAATAAAATAACATGACAATTAAAAACGATCTATATGTTTATAGAGTAAGGCATGGCAGCACAAGAATAAGAAAATATAAACTTAGTAAATTTATAGCAAATGTTAATGATACATTATTTACTAAAAGATTTTTTATAAATAAAAAAGATGCTGAAGCATATATAAAAAAACAATAATTACTTATACCAATATTTATCGTAGTTCTCTGTATTATAGAGAACTACATCCCATTCTATTTTTCTATTAATACTTTTTTTTGCAAATTCTTTAGCCTCCTTTTCAGTTGCAAACAATACATTAGTAAAGCTAGTAAATTTATCTTTAGGTTTCCAAATAACAAAGTACATAAAAAAAGGGGGAGATTTCTCTCCCCCCAATCACAACAAATAAATATAAGAGCATGAGATCAACTCTTATAGTTTCACATTTTTAATGACACTTACTTGATGTATTATCCCCAAACTCTTTTAAAGAGGGAGCTATTGGGTTATTAGTGAGAGAAGTGTCTTGCCTCAATAATTCGGTCGCTTCATGTAAAAAGTAAGCCAGTGGTTTTTTAAAAAAAGCACAAATCATTAGCAGCTTATCTATGCCAACTGAATTTTTACCTTTTTCATATTTTTGAATCTGTTGAAATGTTACGCCAATATTTTTAGCTAATTTAGATTGTGTGCATAATTTTTTAATTGGTTTCTTCCAAACCTTTTTAGTTTCTTTGTCAAAGTGATCTATTAATATTTCATAGTTTAATCTTGCTTCTTTAATTTTTGCACCAATACATTTATCAATTGATATTTGAAAATCTGTTTTATTATTATTGTTTGCCATCTTTCTCTCCTTAATTTGTGCAGACTCCTAGCCTATAGTTTTTTACAACTTTTAAGTACATTAGTTATTAAGGCGAATACATAAACTTGGCATCCTCATTTTCTACCAAGCATATCTGCCTAAAAGTCTTAACATATTTTTTAAACGCTACGCTTGAATGAACACACTGTCTTGGTTTGCCAGACTTAGCTGGTTTCATAATTTCAGCATGATACTTTTCAAGTTTTTGGTAACGTCTTGTAAGACTATTACTTTTACTTAAAGCCATCCTCTTTAGACTCCTCATCTTTGGTTAATTTAATTCTTGATTTATCAAATTTTAAATCAAGAACAGTAACCTTAGCATTATCGCTAGGGTTATTTGATTTTGCAGCTATTTCTGCATTGTCAAATTCTTCATCAACTCTAAAGTTTGCTTCATAAAAACTTTCTTTTAAAACTTTAGTCATTTTCTGAACTCCATTGTTGAGTAACTTTTATTAACTTTTAATGTTGGTATTAATTTTAGTTGCTTATCTGATAAGGCAATATTTCTATGTGCCTGGTTGCTTTTACTAATCAAATTTAATTTACGAAACTCTGCAATCAAAGCACCAGCTCTTGCTCTAGTAAATTGAAATTTTTCACCAATCTCTTTATAGGTTGGAGCATAGTCATAAGTTTCTATAAAGTGCTTAATAAAGTTCAGCACATCCTTTTTAATTTGGCTAAGGTAGATATGACCATTGCCATTAGTTCTAATTTTCATTTCTTATCCTCAAATAAATTGGTTACATTTGTTGTAGTGCTTCGTAAGTCATTGCCATCTGTTGCAAGACTCTTTAAATAATTAACTAACTTTTGGTTAAACCAATTAGATTTTTCTAAATCCATAATTGCTTTCTCTAGTGTTTGCCCTCCTTTAGCACCAAACCTAGATAAATATTTCATTGCTGATCCTCTCAAAAAGCCGATGTTTTCTTCTGGAGTCATTTGACTCATAATGGCATCGCAAGTTTGTATTGCTTTTTGATAGTGAGGAGGGTTTTTACTTTCCATGTTAATCTTTCTTAATTGGATCGTTTAACTTAATTGATATGTCAGGTTGCCCAGCTTTTGCTGGATCAGTACCTTTTTCAGTATTAAGCCAAGCCGAAGCATTTTTTTTAACACCATTTAAAGTTACGTTACCAGTGTAGTGTGGATATTTTTTACCTGGCTCATCTTTTGGAGTTGCTTGTCTTTTCCATAATGCACCAGAATTATCATAATTATTATCTGCCATTTGTACCTCTTGTTTGTATTTGTGATTTTAGTTTGTTGTATTCTGTATCAACTCTTAACTGTTCAATTGGATCAGTTGCTATTAAATGAATCTCATCTTTATATTTTTCTTTAATAGGAGTTAAATTTTTTTCAAAAAAGTGTGATGACTTTGAATGTTGAGCTGCTGTTTTCATTTGGTCAATCCAATCATTAGCTAACTCAGGTATAGTTTTAGTTTGTGTTTTTACTTCTTGCTTAACTTTAGGTTTATTTAGAAACTGCTCCATTTCTTCAGCGGTTGCAATTTCATCACCAAAGAAGCCTAAGAAACTTAATGCTCTACCACATGACACAGTGGATTGCTTTTCAAATTCTTTATCTTTGTTTTGTGTTTGTTTAGATAAACCAGTAGATACTAATTTATCATCTAAAAAAATTTCAGTTTTAAATTTATGAATACCATCAGGTAAATCAAAACTGTCAGTAACAATCCTAATCCTTTCCCCAAAATATTCTCTAACAAATTTTAATCTGTAAGGTACTGTTAAGTATTTACCTTTAGCACCTAAGTTTGCATAATCGCTATCGTCAATATCATTTCTAAATTGTTGTATAGCATCAGTTAATGTTTTCATTTCTCTCCTTTAGTTGATCTAATTCTTTTTGTAGATTCCCATTTAGCTGTTTGTGATCTTGTTCTATTTCTCTAATATCCTTAATTTCTTTGGTAAGCCTGGTAATTTCATTTTCTTGTTTTAGCAGCAGAGCATTTTTATCTACTAGCTTTTGTATTAGCTGATCTTTTGGTAAAGAATCGTAGTGTGCAATTAATGTTTTAAAGTTCATAATAACTCCTAAATCTTTTTATGATGTCAGGATCTAAACCTTTCCACCAAAAACCATCTTTTCTAATTTCAGATAAATCAGGTTTGCAAAGTAAAGCTAAAACTTTTGTATCACCATCAGCTAATTTTAATTTTTGTTCCCAACACTTTTGGTACAACACTAATTCTTCGTAGTAATATTGTAAGCTCTCAGGTCTAAGTTCTACACAGTTGCTAGGTGTAAAAACGACTCTGTCGCTATCACTTGCATAGGTCAAGCAAGGTTTTAGTTTTGGCAGCTCTTTGCTATACAAGGCAACTTGCATACAATCTGAATGGTATGGAACTTGAGGACACTTTCTTTTTGAATAGCTAAAACCTTTTTTAGTTTTAGTTAGTGTGCCAAATACATTTTTAATATCAAAAAATTCTGTTTGCCCAACCAAATCAACATACATTAAAAAATAGGTACTAATACCATTTGCCCAGTGTGTGTATTCTAATTCATCTTTCCAGGTTTGTTTTCCTACTTCAGCAATATTTTCTAAATGATTATTAACTAAGCTTTCCATGTTATCCATAATATGACCAAACTTAATGTCATCTTTTTCATCAATGCTTTTGTAGTTAATTATTTTTTCTTGCACAGACTCTAGTGCTTGTTCGTAAGTTAAATTCTTACATAATATTTTTTGAATTATTTCATGTGCAATCGTACCGCCAGTAAAAGAACAGTTACTTGGTAAGTTAGCTTTTTCTTTTGGGGTAAGTACAATGTAATTTCTGAATCTTATGTCGTCAGGAATTGTGTTTTGGCTTTTACTGGTATGTGCCAAGTTAAATTTTTTATAACAATCGCCTAAAATTTTTGGATGATTCGTCATATAAGAAATATATAACGATATTATATTTGAAAATCAACAGTATTATAGTTTATCTATAACACTTATTTCCATTGATTATCAACAGGATAGTTAGTTGCTTCTATTTTAGAAGCTGCATCAATTGTGATATTTGTTGCAATATCTTTTATTTTTTCTCCATCTATTCTTGATCTATCTTCAATATTATAATTGCCATTTGACAAAGGTTTCAAATATCCAATAAATAAAGATTTAGTTTTTTTTTGTTGAGCAATACAAGTGGAATAAAATGAGTCAGTTTGAACAATTTTTAATGGTTTAAAATATCTAACAAAACTTTTAAGAACTCCAGATTTTTGTATTATAAATTCATAATTTTTCCATTTTTCTATAACTTGTAATTTTACTTTTTCTTTTTTTGAGTATCTTCTTATTTGACCAGTTGGTAAAACCTCACCAAGTCCATTTATTAAAACATCTTGTGTAATAAAATAAGTGCTACTTATTGGTAAATCACCCTCTGTTTTTTTTGAATTGAAGTATTTTGCTAATAAATCTGATAATTCTAATAAACCAAAATTATGAGGATCACTTGCTTTTTTATTAATTAACCTTGACCATTTAACTTTCCAATTTGCAAAACCTTTGGGATCTCTACCTAATGTATCTCTTAACAATTGATCCCTTGAAACTTTATGTATTCTTAATTGTTGCTCTAATTTTTCTTTTTGAAACATATCACCAGTATTTATTAGAAACATAACACTAACCTCTCTTTCTGTCTATTACCATTGTGTTATAGGTATATTATAACAAATATAAATTGCAACATAATATAATTTTATTTATAACAAAGCTTAGTTATGATTCTGAAAGAGATTAAATATCGTAATTTTAAGGTAAAAATAGTTAAATTAGCTAGGAAAGACGCCAAAAAAGACAATATCTGGGGTTACTACGATACAGACAAATCAATCATAGCTATCCAGGAAGATATTAAAAATATCACTTTGCTAGACACTTTACTGCATGAAATAGCACACATGATAGCTCACAAATCAGAGATTCGTTTAAAGAATCTTGGTGAGGAGGGTGTAGCAAGTTTTATAGGCTCTGAGTTTTCTAAGGTATTTCTACAAAATCCTAAATTAGTAACTTTAATAAAAAGGTGTACTGCTAAATGAAAGCCTTTTTAATTTTAGCATTACTTACATCTCAAGGAATAAATTACGAAAAAATTTATATAAAAAATTTTACAGATTGTGATGCAGCATTTGAAAGCAAAGCAACCTGGTATGACAACCCAAAGTTTGAAGATGGCAATGGTGAGATTTGGGGTTTTTATATTTACAACAACAAACCAGTAATAGCTTCGTACTGCAAAGACCAAGAGGGTAATTGGTTGTTATGATTGAAGTAAAATTAGATTTGTATGATTTAATGGCAGCTTCTCAAACAGGCTTGCTTAGAGTTTTTGAGTCTTTAAGATTAAAACAAAGTTGGGGTCATAACTATAAAGGCACAGTTAATGACCAAATAGCTAAATCAATTAGTGGTGCTTGTGCAGAGCTTGCTGTTTGTCGTTACTTGGACACTGCATTTAACTTTCATGTAAATCATGGCTCTAACCCTGACATAATATTTCATGACATACATTTACAAGTAAGATCGCAGCTACCTAAGCAACATAACAGTTTAATTATTAGACCAAAAGGTAGTAAGCAAAATGAAATCTATATTTTGGTTATTGATAAGACTCCAATATTTGAAATTCATGGTTTTGTTAATAGCACCCATGTTTTAGGTACTGACAGATTTTTAACTGACTTTGGCATTGCTGACCGACCAAAAGTTCATTCGTTAGGCATAGATAAATTAACACCAATTAAATTTTTAAAAGATGGAGCATGGAACTAGATATGTATGGTGATCCAGCAAAGCAGTGCTGCATAAAAGATTGTGAAGCACCAGCTGTATTAACAGAAAATGGTAGGCACTATTGCCCAGACCATTACTCATCTGAAATATTACAAATACCATTAGATGAATTAGGTAAGGGTGGTGAAAAAGCGGATGATTGAGCTGCCAAATAAAAAATACAATATTATTTATGCTGATCCAGCTTGGACTTTTAAAACCTGGTCAAGCAAGGGTGATGAGAAATCACCTAAATACGATTTAATGACAATTGAAGATATAAAAAATATGCCTGTAGATAATATTGCAGACAAAGATTGTATCTTATTTATTTGGGTTACTTATCCGCTTCTTAAAGAGGGTTTGGATACAATTAAATCCTGGAATTTTAAGTACAAGACTTGTGCTTTTAGTTGGATCAAAAAAAATAAAAAATCTGACAGTTTATTTTGGGGTTTAGGTTATTACACAAGATCCAATAATGAAATTTGTCTGTTGGCTACAAAAGGTAAGCCAAAAAGAATATCATCAGCTGTCCACCAAGTTGTCATTGATAAGATTAGAGAACACAGCAGAAAGCCTGATTGTGTTAGGGATAGAATCGTACAGCTTTGTGGTGATTTACCTAGAATTGAACTTTTTGCCAGACAGAGGGTTGATGGATGGGATTGTTGGGGAAATGAAGTATGATTAAATTTCTTCAAGGCAACTGCATAGATAAGATAAAAGAACTTGATGATAATTCTATTGATTGTGTCGTAAGCTCTCCACCTTATTTTGGATTAAGAGATTATGGAGTTAATGGTCAATTTGGTTTAGAAAAAACTTATCAAGATTATCTTGCTAATACTGTTAAGGTATTTGAAACCTTTAAACCTAAACTTAAAGATACAGCAACGATCTGGTGGAATGTTGGAGATAGTTATGCTTCCAATGGTGTTTATATTAACAGTTGGTATAAAAAAGAAGAAAATAAAAATAAAAAACATCTTCATACAAAAAACAAAGAAAGATATTCAGATAGAAAAGCATATAGAGATGAAACTATAAAAGCTAAAGATTTATTAATGATACCTAATAGAGTTGCGATAGCTCTACAGGATGCTGGTTGGTATATTAGATCAGAAATAATTTGGCATAAACCAAACCCAATGCCAGAAAGTGTAAGAGATAGACCCACAAGCTGCCATGAGAAGATATGGTTAATTACAAAAAATAAAAAATATTATTATGATGCAGATGTAATTAAAGAACCTTGTACTGAAAGCACCAAACAAAGATATAAAAGTGGTTGGAAAGGTAATGAAGAAAGAGATTATGTTAGTGGAAAACAAAATCATTTTTCAAAATATATTGGTACAGAAAAATCAAAGCAAGATGCTTTAAAAGGTAGAAATAAAAGAAATGTTTGGACTATAACTACTAAACCTTGCAAGGAGGCTCATTTCGCAACTTTTCCAAAAGATTTAATTGAGCCATGTATCAAAGCTGGTTGTCCAGAGGGTGGTGTAGTTTTAGACCCTTTTGGTGGATCAGGTACTACTGGAATTGTAGCAAAGCAATTTAATCGTACTGCCATTTTAATAGAATTAAATCCTGAGTACATAGAAATAGCTAAAAAGAGAATTGACAAAGAATTAGGTATGTTTAGATGAAATATTTTGAAAAATTTGACAAAGAGCTAATTAACAACACTAATTTGAATAGTCATGAAAAGCTAATCTATGTTATTTGCAAATCCTTTGAGTTTGCACCAAATGGTTGCCGAATATCCCACAAATATTTAATGAAAAGAACTGGTATTAAAACTAGGAGAACACTTACTAAGTGCCTTGACCGACTACAGTTGTTTGGGATGCTTGCTAGAAAACAAATTAACAATGGCACAAACCATTATGTTTTTGAGAAAAATTTGATGCAAGATTATATACAACACAATCTAAATAAGCGAAGAAAAATTACTTTAGCTAAGAATAAACAACAAAAGAACTATGCCATGAATAATCCAAAAGTTATTCACATAGTTAATAACAGGAAATAGTTGGGTGTATCAAAAACTTACTTTGGGTGTATCAAAAACATATCTTAATATAGAACTATATATCTATATCTATAGGGTTATTTATGACTAAGTATGTAGATCCTAATATAATTCAGAAAGAATTAAATAAAATAGTTAAAAATACTAATTATTTCTATTCACAAGCTAAAAAATCAAGAATTAAGAACAGAAAACAACATGATCTTAATAAAGAAATCAAAAATAAACAAAAAACACTGAGTAAAGATAGATTTCACCAATACATAAAGGATATTTATAAAAATGATAACAGCTAGATTAACTACAGAAGAATTAGATAGATTTTTAAGTATTGCAGCATTTGTAGATAGAATATCACCAGGTGTTAAGAAACCAGTATGTACTACTAACTTTCAAATGTTAGATGTAGCTCCAGATAAGAATACCTACAAGGATTCGGTAGCATCCCTTGCTAGACCAAAGATAGTTCCAACATCTAAACAGCTTTCAATCTATGAATTCGTACTTCTCTTGTTAATTGATGTTAAAGAGGATCAAAGAGAACTGATGTATTTAAGACACTTTCCATACAGATCATTTAGGCAGCTTAAAAGATTTTATATTGGTGATAGTCATGAGAAGATTAGATACCAATATCACAGAGCATTAGTTGATGCCTGTGTACAAGCTAATAAGAACTTAGCAAAATATTTGTAAAGTATTTGACAAGTTATCAAATAAATAAGAAAAAAAAATTATACTTGAATTAAGTGTTTTTTATAAAACCTTTTTTTTTAGTTTGAATCATACTTGGGGTAGCTATCTTTTATCATTTTTCTTTCTCTCTCTATAACAGCTACCCCTGTATGAATTAATGTTCTACAGGCTTAAAGTCTTTTAATTTAAGCTTTTTTAACTCTTTCCTATTCTTTAATGCTGACTTGAACTTGTCTTTGTTCCTGTAGTATTTAACAATAGGAACTTTATACATTACGATAGGAGTAGTTAGTATTTTATTTTTAAACATCATATTTCTCTCCTTTGATTCGTTAGAATCAGTTTATAATACTATTAAACACTATCGCTAACAGTATTACAACCAGAAATAGATTAATAAAATGGCTAATAAAACTAAGTACAACAAGACTTTGATTAAAGAAATACTATCTGAGCTTGCTGTAGGCAAAAGCATAAGAAGCTGTCTATCACCAATTAATAAAGGTATTGATAGACCATGTTGGGAAACCTTTAGATCATGGATGAGGAAAGATCCTAGTTTAAGGCAGCAATATGAAGATGCTAAAACAGATGGAATTGAATATTTATTATCTGATGCACAAGATTTATTAAATGAAAGCATTGAGAATAGTAAGTTTAAAGAGAAAACAGATTTAGGACAAACACACTTAATTAAGTCATTTGTGGACTTGAGTAAGTGGAAATCAGAACGTATTGCACCTAAATATTATGCAAAAAGGGATGCAACTACATTAAATTTTGATAAAAATACTCCATTAGTTGTTAAGTGGGATAAATAGAAACTATTGATTTTACTGGGAT